ATACTATCAATATTTCTTATAGCACTATCGGTATTTTCTCCTTTTAAACGTGCGTATTCAATGGTTAATATTCTACCGCCTACAGGTTTCATAGGTGCGCCACGTTCTACGTGCCATCCATACGCGCCATTAGCGTATTCTTCTTTGTACGTTCCTGTAATCATTGAGTGTATTTGTTTATGATTAAAGTAATAGCCTTTAGCTGGGTGAAAACTTACCGAATCACGAACATCGTTACGCGCTGAATTTTCGTGTATATGCCCCATAGTAAACACATCGTAACCTTCGTAGGATTCCATAGCACGAGTTAAATTCAAAGCACCCTTTGTAACTAATCCACCGCCACCACTCCCGTGAAAATACTTTATTTTTGTAGCTGCGCGTGTGTTTGTACGAATTACTTGGTTTACTATAAACCAACCGCCATAACCACCTGTCATTACATTACTACCAGCTTTATAGTTTAACAAGGTAACAAACCGTTGTAATATATCCGTTTCGTGTCTTTTTATTATAGCTGTTTCGTGGTTACCATAACCGATTACTGTCATTAAGTTAGCATACGGAAGGAAGAAATCTACAGCAGTTTCTACTATCGAATCAAAATACCTTGCGTTATTGTGTTCGGGTCTTATGTCGTTCTTTACTTTACGGAAGTCGTAAGCACCTTGCATCAAACAAAAAGTATCTCCGTTAAACATTATAGGAATTTCATTCTTTAAGCAGTAGTCTAAATCGTGTTTTAGTAAGTTCCAATCACATTTTGGGTTGTCCCAGTGTATATCCGAAAACATACCCATACGAAAAGACGTACCATCTACACGAAGTTCGTGTATGTTATTAGCGTGTTTTATTAAATTCATAGGTTTATTTTTTTGTCTACTCTTTGAAGTAAATAATACAACGCAAACCCTATAAAAATTCCTATAAATAGAAAGTTAAGATTGGGTCTTATCTTAGACTTAGCTTCGGCTTTTGCTTCAGCTTGTTTTGTTTTTTCTTTAATCCTAATAGTGTCACGCTGAAAGCGTAGTTCTTGTTTTATTTTCCACTTAGTTTTAGGAATGTATACCTTGTTGTATTTAATGATAGTATCTTTTGATGTTATTATCTTTTCCCACATAATAGTATCGTTAACGATGTAAGGAATCGAATCTATAGTAGTAATTCTAATCGTGTCCCCTGTTTCTTCACATTTGTAGCCTTTTTTAATTGCTTTGTTTAGGTGATATTCCGCACTACAGGAATACAAAAACACGAATAAAATTACAAACCTCATAAGCCTTTTAACATTTTAATTAATCGCGGACAAGGATAAACGTCAGACTTATCAACTCTTACTGAATTATGCGTAAATAATCCGTTCTCTCCTTTTAATGCTCTTTTATTTAACGACCAAATGTCTTCGTTGTATTTTAAATTGATATCGTAAGTCTTACCTAAGTAAACTAACAATTCTCTTAAACTTTCTATTTGCTTGTCGCTATACTTATGCCATCTTTTATGATTCTTAAATGGCTTTTCTAAAAACGTAACCTCTGAAGGGTCTACTATTCCGTTAACATAATTATAGTATTTTCCGTCTTTTTCTACCAAGTAAGCCCAGTTAGTTAACTCTATACCTACCGAATACTTATCTAAGTTCTTATAGGGCAATCCTTGACCTTTAAACACGCTATCTTTTACACCTAAGTGCCACGCCCAATCTCTTGAACTAAACGCTTGTGCTATCGTACCTTCGTATCCTATTACAAATGCAGTAGCTACACGTTCTTTATTAGATTCCCAACCTTTAATTGTGTTTACCGCGTTCTTATTACCCGCTGTATGGTGTAAATAGATTTGTTTTTTGTCCGTGTTTTCGCTAATAAACTGCGATTCAGGTAATCTTTGTTGAACTATTTTAGTAGTGTCCATTATTCTTTTATTTTGTCAGCTTCTTCTTTGGCTCTTAATACGAATGATTTAAGCGATTTAAGGATGTTTCTTCCTGTAACCGACTGATAGGATTCATTGATAGAAACAACTTCCGTAAACACGCAGAATAACGCTACAGCTTTCGTTAAGATTAAGTCAATAGCTATGAAATGCGCTACTAAATCCGAAGCTATGTATTTTTCCACGAAAAACACGAACACAATAGCTAACGAATAAAGAAACGTTTTACTTATTGTATGCGATAATTTACGTGACCTAAACGAAGCGTATCCGTTTTTCTTAACGCTTCGCCAAATACCAAATCCCGTATCTAAAAGTATTGCTAAAATAGCTACATAAATAAGTGGTTTAATAGGCGATATCACCGCAATAAAAGACGAACAAATTAAAAGTAACTTAGTCTTCATATTATTAAAATTCCTATGTTGTATCCGTTTTGGTTATCGTCTTTTAATGGCTTCATATCTGAGTCAGTATTTAAAGGGTCTACGAACTCCGGAAATATAGTAGGATTTGCTTTTACTTGTTCTTTTAACCATTCTCTCAAACGTCTTTCGTAGAATGCAGCCTTCTCTTCGTAGTGTTCCATACCGAAAGCTACTTCACTTCTACTAACACTCGTAGAATAATCTCCGTTTTGCTGTTGCAAACCTTTATTTTTAAGCTGGTAAGACAAACCAAATACGGCATCTACTGCGCTATACCACGCGATACAAGGTTGTATCTTCGCTACTAATAACTCTTCGTCAGGATTAAGCGTTTGAGCGTTGTACTGTGCTAATAAATAGTTGTAAAAGTAAGTCCCTAAAATAGGTTGTATTCTTAAATCACTCTGAGTCTTTACATAAGGAGTTACGTCAGTAACATCTACGTTTGCAGTTATAGGAGTGTTCGTCTTTAAATAGGTCTCAGTTATGAAGTAAATCATTATTCAGCAGTATTAGGTTGTATTCTACTAAGTGGGACATCTCCACCTTCTACCGGTGGTAAAGATGCTAAAGCACGAATTTCGTTCTCGGTCATAGTATTTAAAACTTTCGTAGCGACAAGAGGACTCATAGAATTTAACGCGTCTTGTGTTTTACTTGCGCTCTCCTCTACTTCTACGATAGTTTCGTTTATGATTTGGAAATTATTTATTTTGTATTCCGCAGTAATTTTAGCGATGTGTAGCAACTCGTTAAAAATATCTTCTACTATTGCTCTCAATGGCATTACTACGTTCTTTTCAAATATTATGTAGGCTTGTTTAATATCCGAACCATTACCCAAAGAACCCGTCGTTCTAATACCCATTAAGATAGGGTCTATTGTATGCGCGAAACATATTTGTTCCGTGTTTAATTCGCTTGATTCCTTGAATAGTTTATCGTTATTGTTAGTCGGTAAACTTTCAATACTTGGTAATTGTTCAGGAGCATTAGCAAAAAACGCAACGGCTTTACCGGCATTTGCTGCGCCTTTTAATTTGTCTATGGTTTCACGAATCATTTGTTTCTCTTCTTCGCTTTGTGGTCTTTTAGGGAACATCATAGCAAAAGACGGAAAGATAGAGTTCTGAATATTAGCTTTAGCGAAATAACTTAACTCACCGCTCAAGAAAGCAAAGTTTAACGCACTTGTGTACGTGGGAAGTGGGTAGTAATCTTGTCCCTCTGAGTGCATTTCGTAAACAAACAACTGTATTTTATCATTACAACTTGGTGAATAAGGCTTAATGGTTTCTACGTCAATACGAGAAGCCCAATCTTCACAAATAAAGTAGTAGCATTTATCTCTACTTACTCGAACTTTATCCGGATAGATGTTTTCAGCCTTTTTAAAGTTACCTTTTTCGTCAAAATATAGCTTAAAGTAAACTCTATTATGCAAAATAACCTGTTTAGCTATGGCTAATTCACTCTTCTTTAGTTTCATTTTACGTTCCCACGTATACAATTCTAACTTTTCTTCGTTTGTTAGCTTGTCAGTTTTGATAGTAGAACCACCACCAACCACGGCATTCGCTTTATAATCCGTTATTGCGCCGTGAAGTGGACTTGTAAAATAGAGTTGCGTCAATAGCTGTGGGTAAAGGTTATCGTGACCAAATGGAATGTATCCAGATATTTGATATCTTCCGTTTACATAAGGCAAAGCTAAGTTTGCACCGCCTACCTTACCAAAAGGTGTGCTAAATGATTGATAACCCTCTACTACTTCGGGTTTACTTTCTTCTTTTTTAAATATATTATACCACGCCATTTAGTCGTATATTGAATTAGTTACTACTCCCGCTACTATTAATCTTCCTTCTTCTATTAAATTGTAATCGTTTACATTCGTGTTTTCGTCCACTATTATAGCTTCGTCACTTTCATAAACACTATAAGTATATTGCCCTTTTACAAAGTCTACGTCTACACCTTCCTCCAAAGTAAATAAGTTGTATCTATCCGGATAAGGCGAAGTGTCAATTCCCGCCCATAAGATAGGCTCAGTAGCTGTGTTAAATTCATTCTCAAACACGAATAAATAAAAGGGACTACTATACGTAGTTACTTCAGTTAAAGTCAACACAAATGTGTTTATTTGCCCTTTTTCTAAGTAAATCATATAACTATATTATAAGTATAATCTTGTATTTGTTTAAAACAAAAAAGCCACCCCTAAAAGAGTGGCTAATTATGGAGAGAAAACAGATTACAATAACCCCGCGATAATTGTAGGGTCAACTTCGTAAGCTAAAAACTCATTCTCAGCAGTAAGCGTCAAAGAATACTTTGAACCATCCGCACGAGTAGTACCCGAACCTTCACCTACCGCAGTAACTTGCATATAAGGGAAGTACCAAAACTTTCCGTTTGCATCGCCTACGATAACAGCTAAGTATTGTTGACCAGCACCCATCACTTTAATAGCTTTTGACTTCTCTTGGTCTCTTCTATGCAACATTAAGTTGATAGTTTGAGTAACGTAAGAAGAACCATTGATTAAGTCGATGTTTGCTTCTTCAGTATAAGAACCTACGTTTCTTCTAAATTCGATAGGAACGAATACATCTAAAGGGTCAGTTAAAGTGATACCATCAACAATCCAATTAGTCCCTGTTTCGTCAGTTGTAATAGATGCGATATTATCTTGTTGGTTTACGTACAACGTGTAAATTCCTCCGGAATTATTGTCGCACGATTTTGTGATTGTTTGTAATGTTGCGCAAGACATATATTTTATTTTTTAAAGTTTCAAAAAAAAGGGTGGCGATTAGTCACCACCCCTTACCTATGAAATAATGTTTATTAATCGAAACAAACGTTATAAACTACGATTTCAGATGGATTTGTATGGTAAAAACCTACTTTCAAGTTCGCTCTTGTACGGATGTACGGCTCAGCAACTGTGTCAGAAAGGTTAACAGCTTTCAATGCTTTAGCATCACCTTCAGCATCAAATGCGTAGATAAGGTTGTTTTTCAAAGTCAACACGATAGTGTTATCCGGCATACCTTCAGCAACTACCATTTGAATACCTAAGAAAGTCAATCCTAAAGGAAGAGTTACATAAGTTTGAGTGTTTCCTGAAGCAGCAGCCAATTCGTAAGCTTGAGCAACGTTAGCAGAAACATAAAATCTTAAATCTCCTTTTTTGAATTTGATTGTAGATGGAGCAGCAGCCCAAACACCTTCAAGCGTAGAAAGTACGTTAGAAGAAGTAACAGCACCTCCGTATTGACCTACTACGTCAGCGTCAGCACAAAGTTTCTTCAAATGACCATCACACAAAGAAAGGATAGCACTTTCAGATGTAGTGTCACCTTGCCATCTCAATAACTCAACGTCTTCACCAATTTGCTTAGACATAGTGTCCCAATAGTAAGACATAAAAGAAGCAACAGTAAAATCTCCGTTAGAACCTTTAGCCATTTGCAAAGCAAGGAAAGATTGCTCAAGGTCAAACTGACAAATTTGCGCCATAGCTGACAAAGGACATACGTCGATGTCGATAGCGTTCAATGTATCAGTCGGAGCAGAGAAACTACAAGTAGATGCTTGTAAGATGTTTCCGAAAGTTACGTTAGCTAATTTAGTTGCTGACTTGATACCCGGAAGTGTACGGAAGTTGTCCGCAGTAGTATCAGTTAAATAAGCGCGAGAGTAAAACTCTTCAGGGTTAGCACACAAAAGTGCGTTTGTTTCAACGTCTAAGTCGAATTTTAATTTACGATTCATTTTTATTGGTTTTTAAAGGTATTACGAAATGCTTTGAATTTATCGAATGCAGACATTTTAACTTCTTCGATAACTTCTTCTTCTTCTTCTTTTTCCATTATGCGCTCTTCAACTTGATTTTTCAAGTCAGCGATAATAGCAAGTAAAGAATCAACTTGTTCTGCAATTAATGGTTTAACGACAGCTAAGATAGCTTCAGCGTCAGTTGCAGGGTCAACAGCCATAGCCTCTTCTACTACTTCTTCAGTAGGCTCTTCGGTTGTTTCTTCTTTTACTTCTTCTTCTACTACGTCTTCAGCCATAGCAACCTCTTCTTTGACTTCTTCCTCAACTTGAGTTTCAGCCATTTCTTGTTCTTTAACCTCGATAACTTCTCCACCTTCTATAGTGTAGAATTTACCTTCGATTAAATGTTCTCCGTCTGGTAACTTCATTGTATTTAATTTAATTTGATTACTTAGTTTCAGACCTAAAAACCCCTCGATAGAAAAACCTATTTGTTCGTCTTTTACTAATTTCTCGTAGTAATCAACGTCAGTAACTTGAGCGGTCAACATCAAAGTACCTTTTGGTACTTCTATTCCGTAGCTTGTATAAGCCTTATCTTCTTTCGGTTTTTCAACTATCCAAGATTCAAGAATGTAAGCGGGAACAGTTCTTTCAGTTTCGTGTTCTAAGTTAAATAAGTTTCTATTGTTTAAGTCACGCATAAACTTCGTGTATATTTGCTCTATTACCTCTTCGGTAAATTGAACATAATACTCACCGCTTTCGTCGTCGCGTCTATAAATCTCCATAGGAATCATAGCGGGTGCAACGATTCGGTATTTAGTAGCGTCAGCAAAAAAGAAAGATTGTGCTTGATTAAAAGCCATTCCTTTAACTTTTATAGCGGGTGTTGAAGTGAATGCGATTTGCTCGATTCCTAAATCTTCTCCATCGGAATATTCAGGGTCGATTGTGATTTTATAGATAGGTAAATCTTTACTCATTTTGTACTATATTAAAAAGAGTATTATATTTGTTAAAAAAATTATGATAGAAATTTTAGGAAAAGAGATTCCGAATCAGTTAAATGAGTTAACTATTCAACAATTTGAAGACATTACGGAGATACATAATGATTCGTCTTTAGATATAATTGAAAAACATATCAAAGTATTTGAACTTTTAGGAGTAAGTGAAGACGAAATGGTAGAAGCCGACATCGACTTTGAAACATTCAAGAAGTTTGTACAGGATTTTAACCAAAAGACGGACGCAAGTATAGTAAAAGAAATAGAAATAGACGGATATACATACAAAGCCTACGACGAAGAGTTTAAACTATCGGTAAAAGATATGAAAGTAATCGAGAAAATAATTAACTCTAAACACAAAGGTTATTTAAGTGAACTCGTTGCTGTATTATTTAAAAGAACTGACTTATCGAAAGTCGAACACTACGACAAAGCGCATATCAAACACAAAGCAAAGTTATTTAGAGAACAAAAAGCTGAGTTAGCAGTTCCTTATTTAGTGCATATAGGACAAAAATTCTCTAAACAAATAGAAAATGCTACTGCCGAAGTCGTGGAATGATATTGACGTTCTTCAATTTAAAGAACTTCGTACACTAAAAGACATACCCGAACTATTTTCACGAGAAATAGAAGCCTTAGCTACGCTTACTGACTTAGCATCTGAAGACTTAGAAGACTACGACGTAGACGAAATTCAAGGTTTTATGAACCAAGTCAAGTGGATAAACTCAGAACCACCGAAGAAGTATAAATCGGAAGTTGCTAAGATGCATTTTAAGGACTTTAACAAGCTAACTTTAGGGGAGTTTATAGACATAGAGTATTTCTTTAGTCAAGATTATATTGCTAACATTTCAGAGATAGCATCTATATGTTACAAAAAGACGAAGAAGAACGAATGGAAAGAAACCATTTACGAGCCTTATACTTATTCGCCTTTTGATAGGGCGTATCTATTCGACGAAATACCAATACCACACATTTACGGAATCATTCCTGAATACTTGTCTTTTAGAGATAACTTTATGAAGACATACGCTAACCTATTCGAACCGGACTTCGAAGGAGAAGAAACCGAAGAAGATATAAAAGACCTTACACCCGAAGAAAAGAAAGAAATACAAGAAGAACAAAAGATTAAGAAGTGGTCGTGGGAAAGATTACTTTATTCTATATGCAACGAAGACCTGACTAAGATAAGTCAAGCCTCCGATTTGTCTTTAATATTTGTATTTAATATGCTATCTATGAAAAAGGAACTTAACCTTTAAACGATAGCGCACCTAAGAACTCCCCACCGATAGGATTAAACGAATAGATAATACTTTTCTTTTCACCTAAGATAGTAGCTACTTGAAGTAAAGGATAACGTTGAGTCATCCATTCGGTATATTGCTCGAATATTTCAGCACTTACACCGCTACTATTCATTAAGTCGGATAGCTTAGCGCAGAAATCATAAGACGCTATTACTCCTCCATTCCACAAGTTTGCTCCGTTGTTTAAGAATCCAAAGTAATACATCGCGTTAATCTGAATATTCAACTCACCTAAAGCGGGTATTTCTGCGTTTATACGAACTGACTCGTACAAAGCCCCCGTGTCAATAGCATCGTATTCACGTATCAAAGATTGTAGTAATTTTTGAATCTTTAAACGCGTCTTGTACTTGACGTAGAATATTCCGTTATTTGCGTATCTTGCCATTATTCAAAAGGTGGTGGTGTTGGTTTTGGCCGACATAGGTTAACTTTTGTTCTGTTGTTAAATCTGTTAGTTTCATATATTTCTATTTAAAGCTGTTTGAAAAGTAGTTACACGAGTATTTAGATTGGTTACTTCAGTATCTGTTAATCCATCGCCTATTGAAGCAAAGGCTGTTTGTTTATTCGAATAAATATCATAACTGCCTACTGAATTTCTTGCGAATAAAGCTATTGCATAATTACTTCCTCCTGTATAAGAATTTGTGGTTGTTTTAGTTCCTAAAGATATTCCATTCTGATAAGTTTCCCAATCATTATTTGCTCTACGAGAATTTAGAATTAAACCAGTTGAATTGGCAGCACTTGGGCTTAATCTACCACCGACAGCATCACATTGGTTATTAGACCAAGCTGCCCCATTTCTTACAATTCTACATTCGTCATCTCCAGTTGATGCATTGCCACTTCCCATTTCACAAGCAAAAGAAGTTGAATTAGTTCTTATATACGTTGAAATATGCGAACTTAATGCTGTTGTTGAATTAAATGAAAACCCAGTTTGACCATAACCATTAGTACCATTTGGCAAAACTCCCGTTGAACTATGCGTAATCCCTCCATTCCAAGTAATTTGATATTGTGCAGTATTACGTAGGTTGTAAGAATTACTTGTTGCACTTCCACCTACAAATGGATAAATCGCTTTCATCTTAGTCCATAAACTATCAGCTTTTAATCCTATTACTAAGTTGTTTATTGCGTTAGCTTCTACTTGGTCAACTATTCCAGCGTTAGTTACAAATGCTTGTGCATCAGCATCACTTACTGTTTGTGTGCCTATACTACGACCTAAGGTAGTTTGGAAAGTTTGTACTGCTGTGTGGAAGTTAGCTGCTTCGGTGTCTGTTAAGCCGTCACCTATTGAGGCGAAGGCTAAATTAGCTATTGATAAATCAGCAATATTTCCTGGTCCACTATTTGAAGCTAATAAAACATAACTTAAATTGCTATTTATATCTGCTCCAGTTTTTGTTACGGGCGTTAAATTATTTTGATAGTATTTAAATGAACCACTTGCTATTTTACTCATTGTAAACATTCCTTGTTGTGGTGCCTGCGTAGTAAAAGCAGATTGGTTCATTCCTAAAGTTGAAAAATTACTACCAAGATAATTTAAATAGAATCTATCAGTATTTGTTATACCCATTGAAGCATTCGAAATAGTTGGTAAAATATTTCTTTGATATATTGAAATGTGTTTATTATTATTATTTAAAACACTTTGATTATTTAGTCTGGTATCACCATAAGCATTCATTTGATTCCCTGTAATTCCATTAGCTGAATGATTTACACCACCATTCCAAAGTATTCTAAACGCTGCATCCAAATCGCGTGGGTCTTTTAGATTCCATTTGTGTTGTGCAGCCGTACCACCTACAAATGGATACAAAGCCTTCATTTTACTCCAAATAGAATAACCCTTTAAGTCAACTACTAATTGATTAATAGCACTTTGTTGAGTAGGGTCTGTTATTGAAGCTGCTGTTATGAATGCTTGTGCATCGGGGTCAACTCCTCCTCCTGATGCAGTCCTC